ATTTGGTAATGGCAGTAAGGCATATTATTGAAGTTCCAAGTAAATATCAAACTATTTTAGAATTAGCTAAAGATAGTTCACCAACAACACCAAGTAATGTTGATAATGGCAGCACAGTTTGGAAAACGGCAGGAGAAGCTTAATGGAAAATTTTATTGGTAAAGATGGATTTAATTGGTGGGTCGGCGTAGTCGAAAGCCGGATGGATCCATTGAAGATGGGTCGTGTTCAAGCTCGTATCTTTGGCCATCACACAGAAAATAAACAATTAATTCCTACAGCAGACTTACCTTGGATAGCGTGTATGTCTGCACCAAATGCTTCTGGAAGTTTTTCTACTCCCAAAGAAGGCGATTATGTAATGGGATTTTTCCAAGACGGAGAATCAGGTCAATCGCCTGTTATTATTGGAATATATCCTGGTATTAAACCTCCTTCGGGTGGTGATAAAGGATTTCAGGATCCGAGAACACCCGAAGAAATTGCAGCTGCACCGAAGCCGCCAGCTGGGCAAGTCCAAGAAGAAATTGGAAAACCATTGACAGCGCCGCTAGCAAGAGGGGTTTTTGAAGGCACTGCTTTACAGAAGGCTTATAAAGAAAGAGCACATAACTGTGATATTTGTGCTGGTGTCAATAAAGATTTGGCTAAAGCTAAAGCCGAAATTATGTTGTTTGTTGGTACTTTAAGAACATCGATTGAAGCTCTATTTGCAGGAACATCAACAAATCCGGCAGTAGAAGATGTTAAACAACAAATTTCAGCAGTAAAAGCTAGAGTTAAAGCAATTAAAAAAGAAATTGAGCCCATACAAGAACAAATTAAAGCTCTACAAGAATATGCCAAAAAATTGCAAGAAATTATTGAAGAAATTAAAAATGCACCAGCCGAATTGCAAGCACTATTACAGGCTTGTTTGAGTGAAGCAACATCAAGTTTAACTGCTACAATAACCGAAATTAAATCAATTGCAACAGGAACAATAACAGAAACAGTTAAAGCTGTTGTCGAACCCATTAAAGCAGAAGTTGCATCAATTACTGATTCGGTAAATGGTGTTACAACTGCTGTAACAAATAACACTCCAATAGTTTAAGGAAAATTATGGCAACAGATAGTTCATGGACAGAACCAATTGTGGTGGATCCAAACAATCCACCAAAATATCCATATAATAAAATACAACAAAGTGAATCTGGCCATTCGGTTGAGATGGATGACACTCCTGGAAAAGAACGATTAAGACTTCAACATCGTTCCGGTTCTTTTATGGAAATGCAACCCAACGGCACAGAAGTTCATAAAATCTATGGCGATGGTTATGAAATCGTCATTGGAGGTAAAAATGTTTCTATCAAAGGCCAATGTAATATTACGGTTGGTGGTGCGTGTGTGGTTAATATTAAAGGCGATTCCATCATGAATGTAGAAGGAAATGCTACACAATTGATTAAAGGTGATTTAGTGCAAACAGTTAACGGAACAGCCAAAGTAACTTCAACTGGTGATATGGATTTGACTTCAAAAGAAGATATTACAATGTCTGCTCAGAACGTGTATGTAAACGGAGATTTAGCGGTTCGTGGTGGAATATCGTCCACTCTTAGTATTTCTGCTGTTAATAATGTTACTGCCGGCATGCAAGGTTATGCTAAACTTGGATTTGTTACACCAGGATATATTAGTGCTGGATCGCCATTACCTTGGAGTGTTCTTCCTGGTGCGATTGTGACTTCCGGTGGAATTTCTGCTGGTTTCCCTGTGCCATTAACTGCTGGTATTCCTGGCACGATTATATCTACTGTTTATATGCAATCTAAACTTGGTAACTTTGGTGCGATGAACGCCTTGCCTGCTTACGGTGGTACTGGTATTGCTAAGGCAATTACGGTATCTGATGCTGTCAGATCAATGGCCGCAGACAGAGCAATTTACAACAGTCATGCTCATCCTGGAGTTAAGAGTGGTGGAGATACTTCTGGTACTACCACGGCACCTGAATAAATAAACGATGGCCACAATAAATAAAATATACTCCGATATAGATTTCACCTTCACAAAGAAGCCAGGATCTGGTGATGTTGCGCTTAGTTACGATGCTCAGGCAGTAATTAGGTCAATACGGAATTTGTTATTGACACGACACTATGAACGGTTGTTTAATCCTAAAATAGGATCAAATTTAGATTTAATTCTATTTGAGATGGTTTCTCCTATTGCTGCAACAGCATTACAGAGAGAAATTCAATTATCCATAGAAAATTATGAACCTAGAGCAACTTTAACTGATGTGATTGTAATAGCCAATCCTGATAAAAATGCTTATGATGTGACATTAACTTTTTATATAGAAAATGCATCATTACCAACCACAGTAACACTCCTTTTAGAGAGAAATAGATAAAATGGCAGGAGCTAATTCTAATATCCAAATGACAGATTTGGATTTTAATACAATAAAGAATAATCTAAAGCAATATTTAAAGTCGCAAGACACACTTAAAGATTATAATTATGAAGGTTCAGCACTTTCAGTTCTTTTAGATATTCTTTCATATAACACACAGTATAACGCTTTTTATTTAAATATGGTTGGTAATGAAATGTTTTTGGATTCCGCTATTCAGAGGAGTTCTGTTGTTTCTCATGCAAAGATGTTGAATTATACACCAAAATCTGCAATTGCTCCATCCGCTACAATTGATCTCAAGGTAAATCAAGTTTTCGATTCTTCTTTAACATTACCAAAATTTACTTCATTCTTATCTGAAGCTATTGATGGTGTAAACTATAACTTTGTTACTTTTGATGCTAAGACTGTTAATGTTTCAAACAATACAGCATATTTCAGTAATGTTGAATTGAAACAAGGATTACCTGCTTCATTATCGTTTACTGTCGATTCTGTTGCTAATCCTACTTACATTTTTGAAATACCAGAAGCTCAAGTAGACACCACATCATTAGTGGTAACTGTTCAAAGTTCAACATCGAATGGTTCGGTTGAGGTATATTCCGCAGCTTCAAATTTTTTGGCACTAACAAGCGATTCAAAAGTTTATTTTACACAAGAAGGTGTCAATGGTTATTATCAAGTTTATTTTGGTGATGGCATTATTGGTAAAAAATTAACTGATGGAAATATTGTAAAGCTTTCTTATATTATTACCGATGCTTTAAGTTCTTCTGGTGCTAATAATTTTGTTTTAATGGATACAGTTGGTGGATATTCAAATACTGTGGTGTATCCAATTTTCTCAGCTACTAGTGGTGGCCAAAAAGAATCGATTGATTCAATTAAACTGCTTGCGCCAAAAACATATTCCGCTCAAAATCGTGCAGTAAACAAAAATGATTATATTGTTGCATTACAAAAAAATACTTTAGGTATATCATTTGATGCGGTGAATGTATGGGGAGGAGAAGAAAACTCTACTCCAGTTTATGGACAAGTATTCGTTTGTTTAAAACCAGCTGGAGGATATCGGTTAACCGATACACAAAAAACACAAATTATTGAAGAAGTCATTAAACCAATTAGTGTTGTCACAGTAACTCCAACAATTGTTGATCCTGATTACACTTATTTAAAATTAATTGTTGATGTTTTATATGATCCCAAAAGAACTACTTTATCATCTTCACAAATTCAAGAAGGTGTTAAAACAGCAATACAAACTTTTGCAACAAATACATTAAATACATTTAATTCAACATTTAATACTTACGATCTATTAAATGCAATACAAAATTATAATTCGGCTATAATTACTAGTCAATTTAATCTTCGAATGGAAAAGAAATTTCTTCCTAATTTGACATCTACAACATCATATAAATTATATTACAATTCTCCATTAGAAAAAAATATGTTTACTAGTGGTGTTGCTAGTTTACCAGGAATGAAATTTTTAGATCAAGCCGATTTGACAACCGTTATTGATGGAGTTTTTATTGAAGAAGTTCCTTCGGAAACTCATGGATTAGAATCAATTTCTATATTAAATCCTGGATTCAATTATCAATATGCACCTACTGTTACTATTCGTGGAGATGGTACAGGGGCCACGGCTCATGCTGTTATAGTTAATGGTGTTATTTCTTCTATTATTGTTGATACTGTTGGAACAGGATACACAAGCGCAACTGCTGTAATTACTGCTCAATCAGGAGATACATCAGGAACAAATGGCGCTGCGGTTGTTAATTTGGCTGGCCGATATGGTACATTACGAACATATTACAATGATTCAACAAATGTTAAAACCATTTTAAATGCAAA